CATTACATTTAAAACTAACCAGACAGTTCTAGGTAATGTATCTGGAGAAAATCCTGCATTTATTTTTATGGAAAAACCTGTACAGGTCATTGTACAGCCAACCAAAGATGGTCCAATGATGGGATTCTCTCCTTTCTTAGAATACTCTGAAGAATTCAATACGGGTATTAACTTTAAAGTTGAAGACATTCTATGCGTTACAACTCCCGTTACTGAACTTCAAAATCAGTACAGCCAAATGTTTGGATCTGGCATTCAAATCGCGTCATCTATTCCAAAATATTAATGAATAACTTTTACACAAGTGTTATTTGTGTAGGTAACAACATCCTTTATCGTGGTGTTGAAAACGGTCGGCGTGTTAAGCTAAAGATTGGCTACACGCCGACTATGTTTTTGCCTGCTCAAAAAACTACAGCATGGAAGAACCTTCAAGGTGAATCACTTGAAGAGATTAAACTCGGCTCGATCCGTGAATGTAGAGATTTTATTAAACGTTACGAGGAAGTAGACAACTTTAAAATCTATGGAAATACACGCTATGAATATGCCTATATTGCTGATGAGTTTAAAGGAATGGTCGAATGGGACCAAAGCAAAATCCGAATCGGTATCATTGATATTGAGGTTGGTTCAGAAAATGGCTTTCCTGACCCATACAAAGCAAGTGAACCAATCACCGCAATTGCGCTCAAAATCTTAGATGGTGCAATGATTGTTTATGGTTGTGGAGATCTCAATAACTATGATGACAACGTAACCTATGTTAAATGCCGTGATGAATATGATCTATGTAAAAAGTTTCTTACAGATTGGTATGAAAATACACCCGACATTATAACTGGTTGGAATACAAAGTTTTTTGATATTCCATACTTAGTTAATCGTTTTGAAAAGATTGTTGGCTCTGATGAGATGAAGAAGTTATCTCCTTGGGGTATCATTAACGAACGTAAGACAAACATTCACGGCCGTGAAATGATTGCTTATGAGATTTATGGTCTTGCATCATTAGACTATATTGAACTGTATAAGTGGTATGCGCCCGGCGGTAAATCACAAGAATCATACCGATTGGATAACATTGCTAACGTTGAGTTGGGTGAAAGTAAACTATCTTATGATGAGTTTGATAACCTACACCAATTATATCGACTGAATTACCAAAAGTTTATTGAATATAACATCAAAGACGTTGAGTTGATTGTTAAACTTGAAGGTAAGTTAAAGTTGATTGAATTGGCTTTGACTCTTGCATATGATACAAAATCTAATTATGAAGATGTGTTTGCACAGACCCGAATGTGGGATGCTATCATTTATGGTTACTTGTTAGAAAGAAACATCGTTGTTCCTCCACGTGAAATCAGTGATAAAGATGGTTGTTTTGAAGGCGCTTATGTTAAAGAACCACAAGTTGGTCTACATGATTGGGTTGCCTCGTTTGACTTGAATTCGCTATACCCGCATTTGATGATGCAATACAATATTTCTCCTGAGACATTGATTGATCCGAGCAAGTACACTCCAGAGATGCGGCAGATTATATCTAATGGAGTAACCGTTGATAAATTGTTGTTTAAGTCACTTAATCTATCAAATATGAGTGGTGTGACTTTAACTCCTAATGGTCAATTCTTTCGAACTGATATACAGGGCTTCGTGCCTAAGATGCTGGAAGAGATGTACAATGACCGTAAGAAATTTAAGAAGATGATGCTTGTCGCCAAACAAGACTATGAAAATGAAAAAGATGCAGTCAAACGAATCGAACTTGAAAATAGAATTGCTAGGTATGACAACTTGCAGTTGGCTAAGAAAGTTTCTTTGAATTCTGCATATGGTGCCATGGGTTCACAATACTTCCGATTTTATGACTTACGTATTGCTCTTGCTGTTACTTCTGCTGGTCAATTATCTATTCGTTGGATTGAAAATAAATTGAACGGCTATATGAACAAGTTACTTGGTTCATCCGATATTGATTATGTGATTGCATCAGATACAGATTCTATTTACTTACGTTTATCTGAATTGGTGAACAAAGTTTATGGTGTTGATGGTGTTGTAAAAATGTCAACTCAAAAAGTTATTGAATTTATGGACAGAGTTTGTGAAGACAAATTACAACCATTTATTGATAGGTCTTATGAAGAATTGGCTAATTATGTGAATGCCTTTGACCAGAAGATGCAAATGAAACGTGAAGGTCTTTCTAATAAAGGTATCTGGACAGCTAAGAAAAGATACATTCTAAACGTTTATAATAATGAAGGAGTTCAGTATAATGAGCCTCACTTGAAAGTTATGGGTTTAGAGATGGTTAAATCTTCCACTCCTTCTGCTATTAGAGTAAAAATGAAAGAGTCTATTCGTCTTATGGTGACTGGTACCGAAGATGATGTTCAGAAATTTATCTTTGATTTTCGTGAACAGTTTAAGAAATTACCTCCTGAAGAAATTTCTTTTCCGCGTTCAGTTAATGGTTTAAATACATATTCTAATTCATCAAGCATTTATATCAAGGGTACTCCTATACATGTGAAGGGTGCTTTAATATATAATTATTTGCTGAAGAAGCATAATTTAGATAAAAAGTATCCTATGATTCAAGAAGGTGAGAAGTTGAAATTCACTTACTTGAAACAGCCTAATCTTTTGAATGATACTGTAATTTCTTATCCTTCACGATTGCCAACAGAATTTGGTCTCGATGACTATATCGATTATGATTTACAATTTAATAAAGCATTCTTAGATCCAATTAAAATTATTCTTGATTGCATGAATTGGCAAGCTGAAAAAACAAACTCCTTAGATGATTTCTTCTAATATGACACACATACAATATACATGAAAGGTTATTATGAGCTTACTGGACAAAATTAAAAAGAACTCTACAATTAAAGATTCCGCAATTCTTTCAAAGTCTAAGTTTTTCAATGAGAAGGATATGATTTCAACATCTATTCCTATGATTAACGTAGCATTATCAGGAAGACTTGATGGTGGTCTAACACCAGGACTTACCATGTGGGCAGGTCCTTCTAAACACTTTAAGACTGCGTTTAGCTTGTTGATGGCTAAATCTTACATGGAGAAATATCCAGAATCTGTATTGTTGTTTTATGATTCTGAATTTGGTACTCCAAAATCATACTTTGAGACTTTCAACATTGATATGGAGAGAGTTTTACATACTCCATTAACCGATATTGAACAGTTGAAGTTTGATATTATGAAACAACTAGAAGGTATTGACCGTAGCGACCGAGTAATGATTTTGGTTGATTCTATTGGTAACTTGGCTTCTAAGAAAGAAGTAGAAGATGCACTTGAAGGTAAGTCTGTTGCTGATATGTCACGTGCAAAACAAGTAAAGAGTTTATTCCGTATGGTTACTCCACATCTATCACTTAAAGATATTCCAATGGTGGTTGTTAACCATACATATAAAACAATGGAATTATATTCAAAAGATGTTGTTGGTGGTGGAACAGGTTCTTATTACTCTGCTGATAATATTTTCATCTTGGGTCGCCAACAAGAAAAAGAAGGTACCGAAATTATTGGTTATAACTTTATTATCAACGTTGAGAAATCTCGTTATGTTAAAGAGAAGTCTAAGATTCCTGTTAATGTATTGTTTGATGGCGGCATTAGCAAATATTCTGGTTTGATGGATGTAGCACTCGAAGGTAAATTTGTTACTAAGCCTAGCAATGGTTGGTATGCTAAAGTTGATCAATCAACTGGTGAAGTTGGTGAAAAATATCGCCTTACTGATACACTGAGTCCTGAATTCTGGAACGATTTGCTGGCTGATAATGGATTTAAAGAATATGTGAGAAAAAAATATGAAATCGCTTATGGAAACATTATGGGAACTTCTGAAGTTTTGGAAGAAGTCGAAGAATAAACTTAAAGAAGGTATCGATTTTAAGTTCTACGATTTTGCTGATTCGGACTTGAGGGGTATAGTTTTTCTAACAGGAGAATATGCCGATGTTCTATTTTATTATACGAACGCAAGTATTGCTGAAGAAGGCATGGGTGCTAGACTGAAATTCGGCTACCAAGTCGTGAAATCGGGCAAATACACCAGAGAAGCATTGCAAACAGATGATAAATTTGTTACAATGCTAGGTGACTTGCTAACGGATATTATTTTAATGGATGGTAAATTTGAATCGCCTA